CTGGACTAGTACCCTTGCTTCAGGCCAAGGAACCTCGTGCACGAACTTAATCGCGCACGCCATCATATGTAACAAAGGCTTGAGGTGTGCCCCCCTCAATCTTTGCTAACATATGCCTCCAGGTTTGGTAATTCCATTCCTGGGAATGATTCACTAACGATAGCAGTAATTGCCCTGCCATCAGATTCGTATTCATTGAAACAACCTCCCGCGATATGTTGAATCTAAACCCTACTTTTACATCAACACCACCGGTCACCCAATCTATCCAAAAGGCTTTTCCACCACGCATCCTTATTTTCTTTGATTTCTCCACCAGCTCTACTGCCCCTCCATCTTGCCGTCCGTTCTTTAACAGATCATCCACCGCAGCATATTCTTTTTCTCTTAGGTATCTTTCTTTCAATACAGTCAATGCATCTAAGCCTAACTCTTCTGAAGGTAAAAAAGGTGCTGTTGTTGGAAAGGTCAATTGACCCGTTGTTAATTTTCGGCTCTGCATCAAGACTCTATTGTAGTTCACTGTTTCCGTTCTCGCTACTGTAACTATTGGTGGTGCATTGTAAAAATAAACGCGTGCTTTTGCATAATTAGATTCCTCGTTACTATCCAGCCCCTCCTTCCCCTTCCTTTCTAGTTCATCACTTGTCGCAATTAACCCAGGAAAGGTAACGAGTTCAGGCCTAACTAGTAATTCAGTACGTGATGGGTTCAACTTCAGATAATCTGACACTTCTAAAGGTAAACCCATACCTCCTATATTAGCATAAGTACCTAATACGTTCTTTAATTCTCGCATATTACTAAATACACCTTTGTTCCCATGAAAAACATCTTTCTGCATATTATCCAATACCTTTTTCTTGTCACAACCGCGTTGTACCAAGGTTACCCAGCCACTTACTTGCTCCGCAACGCGATCGACCCCTCGGTACGGTTCATTCTTTATCGGATTCCGCCATAATAATGAAGAAATTGCACGACAGGGATAACCAGCAATTACCTTTGACCCGGCGACCCTTCGGAGGAATTCATCTCTCCAACGATCTACCCATGTCTTTGATGGATTTACTTCAAAGCCCAATTTCTCGTATGTTATTAACACGTTATAACAGTCGTTCGCGGTGCCTACTACTAATCGCACGTCATCACCCTGGAAGTTTTTTCTTATAACAAACGGGCGTAATCCTACTCTCTCCAGTGCCTTCATGACCGCATAAAACTCACCCGCGTTAAAAAGCGTATCCAAGAAGCTCGTCCATCTCCAACCTGACATTATCCCCTTCTCTATCATTATTTTAATCTTCATTTTCTGATCTTCTAGCGTAACGTATGATTTACCGTTCGTAAGTGATTCTTTTATTAGTTTAAAAACTAATCGTACTTCCTCATTGTCGACGTAGGTTGTCATCCATTCCTCTATTACATCAACGGCCACACTTAGCATTTTTACTGATTGTTGCCAATCAAAATGTGACTGGTCTAGAGGTACTTTCCAACCTGTCCCTGTCTGTGACAACTTCAACATGTCTGCCCACAGATCTAACTTCTGTTTATTCGACATATAGAGGGCTGTATCACTGTGGCCCTTCATAGCGACATCTATCCAAGAACTTAACCATGACATTCTAAGATAAGTTATGTCATCACTGTTTACCACTCCTCTAACTTTCGCAGTTTCACGTTTCTCAATCACCTTGTTGATTCCGTAATTCAAACGTGTATCTACGACCCTGCTGTAGAGATCACTCGTCTGTGATAACAGTGCCGTCACCCACTTTGTGTTCTTTGCTTTCACTTTTTCATCCTCGCGGTACACACCCACCATCTTCTCCTTCTCGGTCGTAGTGCCCGCACCTCCCCAATTTGATACACGACCCAACCAGTGCTTCAAGTCCCCGTCGAACCTTTTCGTCGCTTCCGCTACGCCTGGGGCTTCACTCAGAAAATTCTTCATGCCCTGTTTTAAATCCTCGATAAATAGTTCTTCACTCATTTCACCTTTCTCGTTGAATGAAGCATGTTTTATTTCACCTGTGGCCCAATCTCGCACTGTCTCCTCAAAAATGCTTAAAGGCACTTCATGAAGATAGCCCCCTAGTGTTTCCAGGTTAACATGCCACGACCAGTAGGGCGACCACTGATCCCCTCCAACTTTTGCTGCTTCTGTTATCCCTTTTAGCAAGTGAAATAATTCCTCTGAACTTTCGACTTTATCAAGACACTTGTAAAGAAATAACTCGTAATCTCCATTCACATCTCTTGGTACTACTGAACTCAGTAATGAAAAACCTATACTCCAACGTGGGCCTAATCTTTCAAATCTTTCCTGAACCTTTACTCTGTACCTTCTGCGTTTTTCTTCCTCTGGTGTTAGATCCATGTGGAGTGGTGGAAGTCCGGGCACGAACTTCCACTCACCGGTCACATGATCCTGATTTTGTTCCTTGTTTCTTTGCATGAATGCGAGCGGGCTTGTTCTTTTTTCCTTCTTGCTTGATAATACTGAATTTAATTTATTCCTCTGTACGCTGTTCAACGGCCCTGACCGCGGTAACAAACCTAACTCCTCTGTTACTGTCGGCTTACCTGGCCGCTCAGCGAAAAGGTTGATCGCCTAACTCATCAACATCCTCGTCACCCAATCCGCTCTGATCTTGCACCCTTTTGACCTTTGCTTGCCAAACTGTCCTCGGTACGGACAACACAAAATTTCCATCTGTCAACAAGTCATCATTTCTTGTACCCAACTTTATCATCGCAGCGTCCAATGGAGCTGTTAATGAACTTGCTACCCAAGCATAAAGACAACCTGGAGCGAAAAGTTCACCAATCCCGAATTTGTACAACTTGTCTTCTTGCCCACCCGTCCTACCTAGCGTCCTGTTGTTGTTCTTGTAACAAGAAGTGTTGTACCTCCATAAGTAGTCAACAGCCCCGTTGCCCATCTGTACCAGCCTCGGAGAATACCCCCACTGTAACCAGTTGAAAGCGTTCTCTCGCGCGAACTCCAACATTATGTCGATCACGTTTTTCTGGTAGTTATTCCCGACGCGCCAGTTTTCAAACAAACGTGATTTTGTCCCGTTGACGTCAGATCGCCTGTTTTTAAATGTCCTTAAAACCTTGTTGGATACCACGAACTCCATGTTCGGCACTTCATACCCTAGCCAATGTAACAACCATTCCACCTCCAATCGCAGCACCAAGCCGGGTACCTGTGTCGCACTCCATGAATTGTCGAACGCATAACCATGAGCTGCCGATAGCCAGGTGATGACCTGATCTCTTCCCGCTCCTGACGGACTTGGTTCCACTAGTTGATACTTCGACCCTGTTGCGGCATCTCGTAGCATTTTATTGTACTCAGTCAAGAACCGTCCTCTGTAGCTCTGCATTGCCGTGTTGTTTGCACTAAAGTCGTGTAACCAAGTGCCGATTGATGATTGAGACAGAGCCATGTCGGTGATTGACGTCAACCAAGTTGATAAATGCACCAAGTAGATGTACATCGAATCTGCTGTTTGTGGCACTTCATCCCAGGTGATACGATCAGCAGCTACCAGCCTCCCTGCCGCCTGCAGAACTCTTATCAAACCGTCGCCACCCGGTATCATCGAGCTTGACTCCGGTCCAACAGTCTCTCTTTCTGGCCGAGTTTCCGACTTGTTCGCAAACATTCCTGATGCAGTAGTTGATGCGGCATCTATCGCTGCTTTGTTCGCATCGTTCAGATTGTCGATATTTTCGGCATCTCCCGAATTGTCTGGGTAGTCTCCATCTATGTTCCGCGAGTACACTTCGCCCGTGTTCGTCGAATCTGCCCCTGGAGACTGTCGAACTGCGTAATCATACCTGAACGAGTGGTCTGCGGCTGCCAGAGACGCGGTCGTAAAATCTTCTCTTGAACCGTAATAATCTAGCCACCTCTTCAACGTCTGCGAAAACATTGTCTTGTCAACTATCGACACGTTTGATACCGACGCCCTCAAAGTAGGCAGTATGTCTACGGGAGTGGCACCGCTCTGGAAATAAGCCGTGCTATCCAAAACCTGATCTGCAACCCCAGGCGCACTTAGTGCTATCCTAAAACCTGACACTCCTGTTGAGGTCGATGTACTGTCAACTACAACAAAAAGAACTCTGCTCACTGGTCCTGGAACACTTGTTAGACCTACATAAGGCACCACTTTCACGTGAGTTGTAGGCGAGTCTATCCATTGTGTCCTTGTGTCGTCCCATTGTGCCGTCGTCGTTGTCCAAATGTCCATTGGATGTTCCAAATGTGCACAGGTCCACTCGGTGTTTGCCCTTCCTCGTCCTAGATCTGCCTGCCTTAAAGGCACTATTGCCGTGCCTTTGCCGAAGTCGTACGTTGGCCACGGCCCTGAGTACTGACCAGACAACACCGCCACAAAATCAGTGTAAGTTACCCAGAGAGCATCGATCAAAGTTGATGTGCCAGGGTAGAGTTCACCTGGGAACGCGTTAGTTGAAGCATGACTGTAGACCCCGCTGTTACTCACCGAATAATTCAAGTTCGCTACAGGCATCACACCGGTAGAGTATTCCTTGAACAAGCTTCCTCTTAGCAAGATTCTTGTTATAACATCAGCGCATGATGTTCCGTCATTGGTCGCCATTGCCGCTGCCACCATAGCTGCTGATCTTGCGTCCGACACTCCAGAAAAAATTGAGTTACCAACCCTGGTATTTGTCATTGTTGTTTGCTTAAATTCAGTGTTTGTGATTGACTGCAGCATCACTAAGTACGCTGGATCTGCATTCATGGCCGGTCCCGGTGATCTTACCACGTTTATGTTCGTCCAGTAGTAATCCACTTCCTGTTGTGCCGACCCGCCTGCTGCATCCGAATAGTACATGTATTGACCCATCATCCTGTCCCTAGGCCACGTTTTGTAAAAATCTTTCGTCAGGGAAGCCGTAGATGGCCAGACTTCACCGAACACGCCTTGGTTGTAATTGTCGATTTCCTTATTTAGGTAATCTTTTGATAAAGGCATCGTGTCCGCCTGGTCAGCCCAAGACCATCTATCCCCGCTTGTCTTCACCCGCTTCTCTTCTCCCTCCATTGCATTCATTCCTCCAGGTGCTTCGTTGGTAAGTGGCTGGTTTACATCCATTGTGAGTTGTTGCGAAAGTAATCAATATCAGTCCGTCCACACACTAAAAAAGTAAAGTTGCCCCTTACAGACTGTGCGACAGCAGTTTTCACCACCCCCGAGGGTTCCAGTCGTTACACTCGCTTCCAAGTAGCTAGCACGGCATCAGCGGGGCTGCCTTCGCCGTTTTCCCTCAGGTCGCCGTTTATAAAGGGTTCGACTCACCCTTAACCGCTCGGGTCCGACTATGGTCCAAGTAGCAGAGCATTCCTGCCCTGAACATACAGAAATAAGGTTTTTCGGACACCCGCCCGGTGGTCGTTTTTTCGAGAACGTTACTCAAACTCGGCTTTTAAGCTTTTTACCAACGATTTCTTTTGCTCTGTACTACCTTATTCCATACTCGGTTTTCCGTTCTTCTTTGGATTCTTTTACCCGAACTCGGCCATGTTTACCGACAACAAACAGTGCTTTCTCAGTGTTACTTTCCTCAATTTTCATGACTTCCACAACTATCAACAACTTGCCACTTACTCTAAGCAGATACAACGTAGTGCCTCCATCCTGGCCAGAAAACTGACATCCACACCTCCATCAGAATCTGACCCATTGTTCTAAGCCTGGTACTTAGCACTATCGCAACCATCCGCTTAACTAAGCCTTCTAATCTGTACTGACTGACTGTGTAAATATCTAGTGTAAAATTTCTAAATAACAAAAATATATAAATTAAAGAGAGGGATTTAAGCACAATTAAAAAGAGAGGAATCAAGTGTAATATCTAAAAAACTGTGTCGTTTCCTTGTTTTTCAATCCCTTCCTGAATGGGTCAGAGATTACCTTGCGGTTACTACTTTAACCCACCCAACTCTCCGGCTCTTTTCCGGTTTGTTCGTTTCGATTGATTCCTCAGATAAACGACAGACTCCTTATTTTTCGAGAAGTGGCTCCCTACCTTTTTAGAAAACCGAATATCCCAAAAGTACGCAATGCCGCTATCCTTTGTCACCTCCTTTGTATCCTGACCTTTTCGGCAAAGCCTTGAAAAAGTCAGGATACAAAAGAAACTTACAGTTTGACAACACCGCATTCTCTAAAAATAATCGATCTTCTTGCCAGATAAGAACGCTACCTCTTTCGTTCTAGTTTCTAGGGGCTGGAATGGGCACTCCAGTTGGTGGAAGAATAGGGAGGGATTGGTG